GCTGCGACCCCCGCCGCGCACACACACACGTATATTACGATTTTGCACATACGATTATCATTTTGTAAAATATCCAAAAACCGGCCCCTATTGGAAACGCGCCTCCTTGCACCGACCCCCCTTTTCATATAAAAGAGGTCAGGAGTCCCAGTACCCCCCTATACTATAAAAATTTCAGGAATTCTGGCATGGCCAAAAAGGAAGTCAGAGATCCCTCCTCCCATCGCACACCTTCTCAGGTCCGGAAGATGATTCGTGGGTATGACGCTGAACCAGAGAACGTGAAGAAACGTACACTTAGAAATCAGGCCCGTGCAAAATTTAAGAAGGCGGGCTTGGTGCAAAAGGGCGACGGAAAAGATATAGACCACATCAAGCCCATGCGCTCGGGCGGCAGCAACACTCTGGGTAATCTCCGTGTTATGCCCCGCTCGGTAAATCGCGGGTGGAACAAGAAGAAATGACCTCGTATTATTACCGCCCGGTAAATCGCGGGCGGATTAAAGAGGAATAACCTCCGTCCTCTGACATTGGAGACAACGATTGTTAAAAGCACCGAGTGCTATTCCGGACGATGCTTTGAAGAAGTACGCCCAGTTAATGAGTCGTGCTGCCAAATTGGAACTTCAGAAGAAGGCGAAGGATTCCTTCTTGGATTTTGTAAGACAGATGTGGCCCGCCTTTATTGCCGGGCGTCATCACAAGATTGTTGCGGAGAAGCTGGAGCGAGTTGCGAGGGGGGAGTTGAAACGTCTGATTATCAACATGCCGCCGAGACATACGAAGTCCGAGTTTGCCAGCTTTTTGTTTCCGGCGTGGATGATCGGTAGACGGCCTGATCTCAAGATCATGCAAGCGACCCATACTGCGGATCTTTCTGTCAGGTTTGGACGGAAGGTGAAGAACCTCATGGAGACGCCGGATTACCAAGGTGTCTTTGATGTCAAGTTAAGGTCTGACAGTAAGGCGGCGTATCGCTGGGAGACGGACGATGGTGGGGAATATTATGCGGCTGGTGTTGGCGGGTCGATTGCGGGTCGCGGGGCTGATCTTTTCATCGTGGATGATCCGCACTCTGAGCAGGATGCGATGTCACCTACTGCTCTTGAAAATGCGTGGGACTGGTACACATCGGGTCCACGACAGCGTTTGCAGCCGGGTGGTTCGATTATTTTGGTAATGACCCGGTGGGGTGAAAAGGATTTGACAGCACGTTTGTTAAAGCAGTCGGCGATGGACCCGAAGGCTGATCAGTGGGAGGTGGTCGAATTTCCTGCGATCTTGGACAGCGGCAAGGCTTTGTGGCCTGAGTACTGGAGTTTGGAAGAACTTGAGAAGATCAAGGCTTCGATCCCGTTACAGCAATGGAATGCACAGTACCTTCAACAACCGTCCTCCGACGGTTCGTCCATTATCAAGCGTGAGTGGTGGCAGCCTTGGGAGCATGAGAAGATCCCTCGTCTGCATTATGTCATGCAGTCGTATGACACGGCGTATTTGAAGACGCAGACGGCTGACTTTACAGCGATCCATACGTGGGGTGTGTTTTACCCCAAGGAGGACAGCCCTCCGAACGTAATCCTGATGGATGCGAAGAAGGGTCGGTGGGAGTTTCCTGACCTGAAGAGGATTGCGTATGAGGAGTACAAGTACTGGGAGCCGGAGGTAATCCTTGTGGAAGCGAAGGCTGCGGGTATGCCGTTGACACAGGAATTGCGAGCGTCGGGTATCCCTGTTGTAAATTTCACGCCAAGTCGCGGTAACGATAAATTCAGCCGAATGAATTCTGTCGCGCCTCTGTTCGAGGCAGGATTAGTGTGGTATCCTGAAACAAGCTGGGCGGAAGAAGTCATCGAAGAGATGGCTACTTTTCCATTTGGCGAGCATGATGACCATTGCGATGCGGCGACACAGGCGTTAATGCGTTTCAGGCAAGGCGGCTTTCTTTCACATCCCGATGATTACGAGACGGTGAGGGAAGAGCGGGTTGGGAAAAGGGTTTATTACTGATGTCTATGCAGCCATATAACAATATCGGTACACCTCTTGGTGGTCCAGTTGACGATATGATGGACGACGAGGACATTGATGGCCTTCCTGAAATCGACGATGAAGTCGGTTTTGAAGAAGAAGAGGCCGAGGTCGAAGAGATCGAGTTCCAAGCAAATCTGGCAGAGGTCCTAGATGAGGCGGTCATGAAGAAGATCGCCTTGGATCTGGTAGACCTGATTGACAATGACGACAGCAGCCGCGAAGAGTGGAAGAAGGTCTATGAAGAGGGGATGGTCCTCCTCGGTCTGACCTTTGAGGAGCGTTCGGAACCTTTTGAAGGTGCGTCCGGCGTGACCCATCCTATTTTGAATGAGGCTGTGACACAGTTCCAAGCACAGTCGTACAAGGAATTGCTGCCACCGGGCGGCCCTGCGAGGGCGGCGATCATCGGAAAGGTGACACCTGAGCGTGAAGCACAGGCGGAGCGCGTAAAGGCGTACATGAATTACCAGATCACTCAGGTCATGGAAGAGTATGACCCTGACTTTGATCAGATGCTGTTCTATGTTGGATACGGCGGCAGCACCTTCAAGAAGGTGTATTACGACACATCTCTGGAAAGGGCGACAAGCCCGTACATTTTGCCGAAGGATTTGATTGTGCCATATTTGGCACGGGATCTACTGACGGCGGAGCGCGTTACACACGTATTACGTATGAGCAAGAATGAACTCCGTAAGCAGCAGGTGAGCGGATTTTATCGGGACGTGGACCTCGGAGAACCAGCAGAGACCGAGCGCGACCAGATCCAAGAGCGGCTGGACGATATTTCTGGCAGGGAACCTACGGGCGACAGCGAAGAGTACGCTTTGTACGAGTGCCACTGCAACCTTGACATAGAGGGTTTTGAAGACACGGACGAGGACGGAGAAGAGACTGGCATTAAACTGCCGTACATTGTTACGTTCGACCCTGATTCGATGGAGGTTTTGTCCATCCGTCGCAACTATCGTGAAGACGATCCGAAGAAAAAGAAGCGTCAGTACTTTGTTCATTACAAGTTCTTGCCGGGGTTAGGGTTTTATGGTTTTGGGCTGGTTCACCTTTTGGGGAATCTGTCACGATCTTCGACCTCCATCCTCCGCCAGTTGATTGACGCAGGGACACTTTCCAATTTGCCGGGTGGGTTTAAGACAAGGGGCCTCCGAATGGAGGACCAAAGTCCAATTCAGCCCGGAGAGTGGCGAGATGTCGATGCTCCGGGTGGCGCATTGCGTGAAGGGCTGATGCCTTTGCCGTATAAGGAGCCATCTGCGGTACTTATGCAGCTTTTGGGCTTCTGTATTGATGCCGCGCAGAAGTTTGTGGGGACCACGGACCTTGGAATGGGTGACTCCAACCAAGAAATGCCTGTTGGAACGACGATTGCGTTGCTGGAGCGTGGTTCGAGGGTCATTTCTGCTGTTCACAAGCGGTTGCACAACGCCCAGATGCAGGAATTGAAGCTGCTGGCGCAGGTTTTTGCTGATTCACTGCCACCTGAGTACCCATATGAGGTACTTGGCGGTGAACAGACGATCATGGCGGCTGATTTCGACGGTCGGGTGGACGTAGTTCCTGTCAGCGACCCGAATATCTTCTCAATGACGCAGCGGATATCGCTTGCACAGCAGCAGTTGCAGTTGGCTCAGGCTGCACCACAGATGCACAACCTTTACGAGGCGTACCGACGGATGTACTCGGCCCTCGGAGTACAAGACATTGATCTTGTACTACCTCCTCCCCCTCCACCGCAGCCTGAAGAGGCTATTTTGGAGAATGCTCGGTCATTGGTGATCCCATCCGGGGGTAATCCTCTGAAGGCGTTCCCTGATCAGGATCATATGGCACATATTCAGGTGCATATGGCCTTTATCATGTTGCCAATTATGCAGACTTCCCCTGCAATTTACGGAATTTTGCTGTCTCACCTTCTGGAACACGCTTCTTTGGCGGCGCAACAGATGGTTATTTTGAACATGCAGCGGCAGTTTGGGCAGGATATGCCGCAACTTGATCAGGTTCAAATGGCTGTTGAGGTTGCGAAGGAAGAAGCAAAACTAATGCAGCAGCTTGTACAGCAACTTGCCCCTCCTCCTCCGCAGGGTACAGATCCTTTGATTGAGATCCAGCAGCAGAATTTGCAGCTTAAGGGTCAGGAATTGCAGCAGAAGGGTCAGGAAAGTCAGGCGCGTCTAGCATTTGACCAGCAGAAGCTGGCTAAGAAGGACGCTTTGGACCGCGAGAGATTGCAATCCATGGAAGATGTGGCACAACTCCGTGCGAATGTCTCACTCGAACGCGCTAGACAGTAAGGGGTTACGGTTATGGCTGGCAAACCGGGCGAAAGCCAAGAAGCACAAGCAGAGGCAAGTCGTCCTGCGGCAACTTCTCCTGACGCTGATCAAAACTACAACGCCGGATCTGGTAGTAGCAACGCCGGATCTGGTACCGGCAGTCCCGGAGCCAGCGGCGGAGATAGGGATCGACAGGATGGCGGAAACACTGGCGGCGGTGACGGCGGAAAAGCCGCTAGAGATGCCGCGGACGATGCTCGCGCTAGAGCAACTCAGGATGCTGTAGACCGCGAAAGACAAAGATCTGCGGATGCTGCGAGAGAATCTCAAGCAAGAGTAGACGCCGCTGCCGCAGAAACAAGACGTCAGATGGCGGAGGCTGAACAGGCTCGTCTGGATTCTGTTGCGCGACAGGAGGCTGTCAAAAACCTTGGTATTCCGAGTTTAATGACAAATACTTTTTCTACGACACCGATGTCTATGCCTTCTGGCCTCAACCCAACAATCCCGGGCGGGATGATGGCTGATCCGAAGAACCTGTTTGACTTTGGCTATACAGATCCAACCTCTACCGCGATGCGGATGCAAGGGGATACAGAAAGAAATTTAAACAACCTTGGAACACTGGACCCAAGTTTTCAGACAAAGATTGCTGGGACGTTAGATGATGTGATGAACTCGGGGCAAAACCCCTACCTTGTTTCAACTGCTAGAACTTTTACCCCTGCTCAACTACCCGGCGGGGCTAAACCCGCAGAAGATTCCTATCACAAATATGGTCTTGCTGCTGATATTGGTTTGACAGGTGGAACTGCCCAAGATTACGCCAACATGGGTGCGATTGGGTACGACAGAGGTCTTGGGTGGGGTGGAAGTTTTAGTAATAACTATGACCCAGAGCATCTTCAGGCAGGACCTGTCGACGTTGGTGCTACTGAATATGCGACTGCAATGGACATCCCAAGAGTTTCCGTGTCAGGCCAACCTTTTCTCCCAAGCGGTTCTCCCGGAGTTGGAGATCAGATAGCATCTGCCAGTAAATATGTTGCCGATGTAATTACAAACGCTCCGGAGAATACCTTAAAAGCACTTAATACTGCTTACGATGCTCTTCCAAGCAATGCTGCGAGCCTTGCTATTCAAGCCGGAGCATACGCCATAAATCCTCTGCTTGGTGCTGCAAATACCGTATCCGGATTTTTTAACGGACCTACTCTTCAGGGTACGTTTTTAGGCGGCCCAACAGCACAGCAAGAATTTAACCGTGACCGTCAGATGACGCAGGAAGAAGTAAACATTGCTGAGTTTAACCGTCTCTATCCAAACGCGGGAAGCGACAAAGAACTGTACGGCGGCAACGATAATCGCGGGATTGCATCTCTTCCAAAAACCCCTAAAAAACCGGTACTTCCAACAACTACACCAGAAGCCCCACTCCCACCAGTGTACACAACTGGAATAGATTTTACCGCTGGAAATTACCAAGGTCCGCCAATTTCTACCGAGACTTACAGCCCTAATCCGGAGTACTACGCCGGATATAATCGTTTAGGTTAACAAGGAGACTACCATGAACTACCCAATCCCACGCGCTGCCACTAAGACACCACCTATTGAGACATCGCAGTCAATCGTTAATCAAGGGACAATTCCTTTGAAGAACGGCTCTGCCATTGGAGTTCCGCCAGCACCGAAGGGTGAACAAACTGCCCGTGGCTTTGGTGCAATGCTCCGTCCTCAAAAGTACACTGTCAGCTAATATGGACCCTTTTACTCTCATTGCTGGAGCCACGGCGTTGTACAACGGCATTAAAGGTGCCGTGGACTCTGGTCATGAGATGCTGGACGTTGCCGAAAAGGTGGGTAGTTTGTTTGGGCGCATTGCTCAGATTACTCAGCTAACGTCCGGTAAGCGTAAGAAAAAACTATTTCAGTCGCAAGCTGAGTTTGAGGCCGAAGCTATCAAACTCTATACGCTGAAGCAGAAGGCCCAAAAACTTCAGTTAGACACCAGAAACCTTTTTGTAGGGGCATACGGTCAACAAGCGTGGATTTCCATTCAGAAGGAAGTAACCGAAATGCGTAAGGAAGCCCAGCGTCAAGCAGCGGCAGCCCAGCAGGAGGCTGAAGAGAACATGAAGGACTTAATCATAGGCGCATGGCTTGTCGGTGCTATAGTTTTGTTTTCCGTATGCGTTGGCATCGGAATGGTCGTGTTCACGCACAAATGAAATACTTTCTGGTAGCCATGATGATTGTTCTGACAGGATGCGAGGATCGGTACAGGTATCCGTGCCAAGATCCTAAGAACTGGGACGCGGCGGAATGCAACCCTCCTATCTGCACCGCTTCTGGAACCTGTTCCGCAGACACCCTAAAACAAAACCCTTGCGGAGCCGTGGCACGATGAGAATTAAAGAGGACGAACTACACGCTCTTTTGCAGTTTATCATTGGGATATCCCTATGTCTTACACTGACAGGAACTGTCTTTGCTGTCTTATATAGTCTAATATTTGTAGTGCAGCCGATAGATGGACAGGCACCGAATGATCAGGAGTTTTTCAAGTTGATTGCTCCAATCGCCACCTTCCTGACAGGAACTCTGTCAGGGATCATGTTAGGTTCTAAATCCACTGGAGATAAAAATGGATCTTCTTAAAACATTCGGCCCCTTGATCGGGTCTGTCGCGCCAACTCTGGCAACAGCATTGGGTGGACCCCTTGCTGGCGTTGCTGTCAAAGCCCTGTCAGAGGTTCTTCTTGGTCATCCTGACGGTAATGACAGTGACATTGCAACGGCTCTGTCAACTGCAACTCCTGAACAGCTTGCTGCTGTCAAGAAGGTGGATGCGGACTTTAAGGTGCAAATGAGAAGCCTTGACATTGATCTGGAGCGGATTGCTGTCGATGACAGGAAATCAGCCCGTGACATGCAAAAGGAAACAAAGGACTGGCTCCCCCGGGTGCTTGCCATTGGGGTGACCTTCGGTTTTTTTGGGATACTGCTGTACATTCTGGTTTACGGTCTGCCAGAAAAAGGCGGCGACGTGCTTTTAATGATGTTTGGTACGTTAAGCGCGGCTTGGACCGGAATCATGGCGTTCTTCTTTGGCTCCTCCGCAGGTAGCCAGAAGAAGGATGCAATGATCCATAACTCAACACCGATTGGATAAGGAGATCATGTGGATAGTCTGTTCTTTGCCGACAGAGTTCTAAGGACATTTGCTGACAGAAAAGAGGTTATCAGGGAAGCGATCACAGAGGGCGCGGTTCCTGATTTCGTGGCATACAAGCAGCTTCGTGCAAAGTACGAAGTTTGGGCGGAAGCCGAATACGTAATACGCTCTCTGCTTAAACAGGAAGACAAGGATGAGTAGTTTAATACTGCCAACTCACGTTGCAGAAGCTATGAAGGCCCAGCCTCAGAATGTAGAGGCCCCAAAATCCGCACTGGAAGAAGCCTACGTGGCTTTGGAGGATCGGTACTTAGATCCAACCAAGATCCCCTCCAGTGTATTCGACCGATTACCAAAACCTACAGGATGGCGCATCCTTGTTCTTCCCTATCGTGGCATAGGTAAGACACGGGGCGGTATTCATTTGGCTGATGAGTATGTTGAAAGACAGACCCTTGCCACCGTCGTCGGGCTTGTTCTGGCAGTTGGACCAGACGCTTACGGGGACGAAAACAAATTCACCGCAGGTCCGTGGTGCAAGAAGAACGACTGGATTCTATTCGGTCGCTATGCGGGTTCACGCTTCAAGATTGATGGCGGTGAAGTTCGTATCCTAAACGATGATGAGGTCATCGCAACCATCGCTGATCCAGAAGACATCATGAATGTCTAACAGCGCATTAAGGAGTTACCATGTTTGAAGATGATGAAGACATTGAAGTTACCGTTGTAGATGAAGAGTCGTCAGACGATGATACCGAAGAAGTTGAGGTAGAGGTCAAACCGAAACCAAAAGACGACGACGATGACGACCTAGCTGCCCAGAGTGAATCTGTCAGGAAGCGTATTGGTAAGCTGACGTATAAGATCCGTGAAACCGAGCGTCGTGAACAGGCGGCATTGGACTATGCCAAATCTGTCAAGAGCCAGCTTGATGCTATGCAAAAGCGTACATCACTTCTGGATCAGTCGTACACGACAGAAGCTGACACGCGGATCAAGGTCCAAGAGCAGCTTTACAAGGACCAGTATCGGTCTGCTGTTGACACAGGTGACACGGATAAGCAGCTTGAAGCTAACCAGTATCTTGCAAGGCTTGAACTGGAACGCGAAAAGATCCGCAACTACAAGTATCAACAGGAGCAGCAGATTCTTTACGACCAACAGTCTGCACAGCAAGTTGCTGCCCCTCGAAGAGAACCCGTGCCTGACGAGAAGGCCCAGCAGTGGGCGGAGCGTAATGAATGGTTCGGCTCTGACAAGGCCATGACATACACGGCCTACGACACTCACAATGATCTCGTTGCAGAGGGGTACAATCCTTCGAGCGATGCGTACTATCGTGAGTTAGACAAGCGTATTCGGAATGATTTCCCGCATAAATTTGCCAAGGGAACCAAGCCTGTATCCGCTGTCGGAGGTGCGCGGCCCACTGGCGCACAAAAGACAAACAAGGCTGTCAAGGGTGACGACCTTTCCACTTCACAAAAAAAGATTGCCAAAGCACTGGGGCTGAGTTATGAACAGTACGCCCGGCAGGTAAATCTGAAGCAAGCAGAGAGAGACTGATTATGGATCGCTCGAAACGCGAAGATACCGTCCGCTCCAAGACCGTAAAACCTACGACTTGGAAACCACCGTCCTCTTTGGACGCGCCCCCCGCACCGGAGGGTTTTAGGCACCGTTGGCTCCGAATGGAGGCCGCAGGTGTTGATGATCGGAAGAACATGTCCGCACGACTTCGCGAAGGGTTTGAACTCGTTCGCGCCGAAGAATACCCAGATTGGGATCTTCCCACGATTGATAACGGCAAGCATGCTGGTGTCATTGCAGTTGGGGGTCTTGTCTTAGCGCGTATTCCCGTAGATCTGGTAAATCAGCGTACTGCTTATTATAACCGCCAAGCGCAGCAACAGCTTGACGCGGTTGATAACGACCTGATGAGAGATCAACATCCGTCCATGCCGATTATTAAACCTGAACGGCAATCTAGAGTCACTTTCGGCGGCAATCGTGCAGCCGAATAACATAAGGATCTAAGCAATGGCAAATATTGATGCCGCATTCGGGCTTCGCCCGTATCGTATGCTTGGAAGCGGTGCAAATACCAACGGTGATGTTGTATTCAACATTCAGACATCGGCAACTGCTGGAACGTCTTCGGTAATCTATCAGGGTACTCCTGTGATTCCATTGACAAACGGTATGATTGACGTTGTTGGCGCGGCTGCCGGTGGTACTGTTCCAATTCTAGGTGCGTTTCTTGGCTGTAACTATATCGACCTGACAGGTAAACCTAAGTGGTCACCTTTCTGGCCCGGTACGGCTGCGGTCCTTAGTGGTTCTGCGGCTACGGCTATCATTTCTGCACATCCTGATCAGACGTTCCTGATCAACTGCGATGCGGCTGCCGCCGACTCTATCATCCACGCAAATGCTAACTTTGCAACGGCTACCACGGGTTCAACGACCTCTGGTTTGTCCGCAGGTGAGTTGGCAGTTTCAACGGCGACAACTACCAACACTCTCAACCTCCGCATTTTGGGCTTCGAGGATACTCCTGCGAACTCTGATGCAACGGTTGCTGGGCGTCTGGCGATTGTGTTGCTTAACAATCACTTCTACCGTTACAATGCCAATGGCACTGGCGCGGGTATTTAAGGAGTAATGAACCATGGCTATTACTCGTTCACAACTCCTCAAAGAACTGGAGCCGGGTCTTAACGCCCTTTTCGGTTTGGAGTACGACCGTTACGACAATGAGCATTCCGAAATCTTCGACACGGAAAATTCCGACCGTGCATTCGAGGAAGAGGTCATGCTCTCCGGCTTCGGCCAAGCCCCTGTAAAGGGCGAAGGCGCAGCCATCTCGTATGACACCGCTGGTGAAGCCTTCACTGCTCGCTACACCCATGAGACGATTGCTCTTGCATTCGCCATCACGGAAGAGGCAGTGGAAGATAACCTGTATGACAAGCTGTCGGCTCGTTATACCCGCGCTCTTGCACGGTCGATGTCCAACACCAAACAGGTGAAGGCTGCCTCTGTCCTCAACAACGCATTTTCTTCGTCCTATAAAGGCGGCGACGGTGTTTCGTTGATCAACAGCGCACATCCTACAACTGGCGGCGGTAACTTGTCGAACACGCTTGCAACTCAGGCAGATCTTAACGAGACTTCTCTCGAACAGGCTCTGATCGACATTGCAGCGTTCATCGACGAGCGTGGTCTGAAGATTGCCCTCCGTGGCATGAAGCTGATCATCCCATCTGCTCTTCAGTTCACCGCAGAGCGTATCTTGAAGTCGGAACAGCGCGTTGGTACTGCTGATAATGACATCAATGCGATCAAGACGGGTGGTTATATGCCACAGGGCTTCTGTGTTAACCACTTCCTGACCGATCCTGATGCGTTTTTCATCAAGACAGACGCACCAAACGGCATGAAGCACTTTGTCCGTAGCCCGATTAAGACGGCTATGGAAGGTGACTTTGAAACGGGCAACGCTCGTTACAAGGCCCGTGAGCGTTATAGCTTCGGTTGGTCTGATCCTCGCGCCATGTACGGCTCGCAGGGTGCATAAAATCTGTCACTGACAGAAATATGAAAGGGCTGGCCTTGTGTCAGCCCTTTTTTTATTGTAGAGTTTTGCAATCCCTGACTGCCACTGTGGCAGACAACCCAACGACAGGAGATCCTCATGGGTACGACGACATTTTCTGGCCCAATACGCGCTGGCACCATCAAATCTACAACGGGTACAACACTTGGCACCGACGTTAATAACGTTGGTGAAGTTGTTCTTTCCCAACAGGAATCAATTACACAGGCTACCAATGGCGGGTCTGCGGGCGTTTATACGACGTCCATTGTGATCCCAGCGAACAGCACAATCACAAGCATTCAACTTTATGTAACTGCTATTTGGAGTGGTGCAGCTACTACCCTTGGCATCGGCACAACAGCATCGGCAACAGCACTTACGGCGGCTGCGGCAGTTGCGGGTGGTACACTTGGAATCATTGCTGCCACAGCGGGTGCAGATGCAACTCGAATTGGTAACTGGATTACTGTCGGGACGACTGATGTAAAGATCATGATTACATCAACAAACACAGGCACGGGTACTGGTTATCTGGTAGTAAACTACATCCAGCACGGCACCTACGTTCCGTAATGTGATTTGAGGGGTGTCAATATCTGGCACCCCTTCCACTTATTTGAAGGATAGATCACATGGCTGATGCAGTAACTTCACAGATAATTTTTGATGGCACAAGAACCGCCGTCATGAAATTTACTAACATTTCCGATGGAACAGGTGAGTCTGCTGTTCTTAAAGTAGACGTTTCGGCCTTGACTGGTTTTCAAGGGAAAACTTGCACCGGAGTCAACATTGTTACACTAGATGCCATGACGGTTGGCATGGGTGTTGACATCCTTTGGGATGCGTCAACGGACGTTATTTGCTACACTATTGGTGCAGATCAATTTGTCTCGTTCGAGTTTTCAAGGTTTGGTGGGATAACCAATAATGCGGGTAGCGGTAAGACAGGAGACCTCCTGTTTACCACTGTCGGGGCCACTGCTGGAGACAGGTATACGATTGTTCTTGAGATGACAAAGAACTTCTGATGGCAAAGGGCATGGGGATTAAGACATCTGTCAAATCCGGCAACTTCCGTAAAACGAAGTCCGGTGCTGGCATGACAGAAAAAGGTGTCAAAGCATTCCGTCGTGCCAACCCCGGATCGAAGTTAAAGACTGCCGTGACAGAAGACAAGCCCACAGGAGAGCGGGCTAAACGCCGTAAGTCTTACTGTGCCAGATCAGCGGGACAAGCGAAGATGTTCCCGGAAGCTGCAAAAGATCCAAACAGCCGTCTTCGTCAGGCACGTAAAAGATGGAAATGCTGACATGATGGTTGGATTAGAGTTTATCTGGAACATACTTTTAACAATAATCCTCATTCCTACGGCGTGGATTTTGGTGTATCTTAATGGCAGGGTTAACGAATTGTTCCGCCATACCTCAAATACGCGGG